TTTGAGGAAAATTCAGTCATAGATTCTATGTTGATTGCGAATAAAACTAACCAAATTAATCTACTAAAAGACACTACAAAACTACTTGAACAAAAAGTAAAACTCGTTCAACCTAAATGGTATGAAAACAAGTGGATATACTTTACATTTGGAGTAGCTTTGACTGCTACATCAGTTAAATTAGCAGGTCAAATAGTAGACTAATGGCAGAGCAACTAAAAGAAGTAATCAAACAAGAGTATATAAAGTGTGCAAAAGATTCTGCATATTTTATGAAAAAGTATTGTATGATACAACATCCGATACAAGGAAAGATTCCTTTTGATTTATACGACTTTCAAGAAAAGTCTATAAGTGAGTTCCAAGAACATCGTATGAACATAATCCTGAAAGCTCGTCAGTTGGGTATTTCTACATTGACAGCCGGATATAGTTTGTGGTTAATGACATTTCACCAAGACAAAAATGTTTTGGTAATTGCAACCAAACAAGAAGTAGCAAAAAACTTGGTAACTAAAGTTCGTGTTATGCACGCAAACTTACCGAGTTGGTTGAAACAAAGATGTGTTGAGGATAACAAATTAAATCTGAGATATCGTAATGGTTCCCAGATTAAAGCGGTATCATCTGGTCCAGAAGCAGCCCGTTCAGAAGCATTATCATTATTGATATTGGACGAAGCGGCATTCATCGATAGAATTGATTCAATTTGGACAGCGGCACAATCTACCTTAACGACTGGTGGTCAATGTATCGCATTATCTACACCTAATGGTGTGGGTAATTGGTTCCATAAAACTTGGGTTGAAGCTGAAGAGGGTCGTGGTATGTTTAATCCAATAAAATTACATTGGACCGTACACCCAGATAGAGAGGAAAGTTGGAGAAAAGAACAAGATACTTTACTGGGTCCAAGTTCTGCAGCCCAAGAGTGTGATTGTGACTTCTTAACATCTGGTACAGGTGTGATTGACCCAGTATTGTTGGAAAAATTAAGAAAGAATTCTTGTAATGACCCATTAGAAAAACGAGGTATTGATAATAATTGTTGGATTTGGGAACCAGCAAATTATGCAAAAAATTATATTGTATGTGCAGATGTTAGTAGAGGAGACGGAACAGACTACTCTGCTTTTCACGTTATTGAGTTGGAAACTCTAACACAAGTCGCAGAATACAAAGGTAGAATAAATACCAAAGATTTTGGAAATATGTTGGTTTCTATATCAACAGAATATAATGATGCGATACTTATTATAGAGAACAATAATATTGGTTGGGCGACAATCCAACAAGTAATAGATAGGGATTATCCTAATCTATTTTATACAAGTAAAGACTTACAATATGTTGATGTTCAACACCAAATGAACAATAGAATCAACAGACAAGAAAGGAATATGGTTGCTGGTTTTTCAACGACTTCTAAGACCAGACCACTAATTATTAGTAAGTTAGAAGAATTTTTTAGAGAGGAAAGTGTAGTGGTTCGTAGTAATCGTTTGATTGATGAACTATTGACTTTCGTCTATATAAATAATAGAGCAGAAGCAATGTCGGGTTACAATGATGACTTGGTAATGTCTTTTGCTATTGGACTTTGGGTTCGTGATACTGCTTTAAGATTACGAACTGAGGGAATTGAATTAACAAAAAAAACTCTTAGTAGAATGAACGATACTGAGGGTTTATACACCCCAGAAGACGCAAACAAAAACGATAGTTGGGAGTGGGATACAGGAAAAGAGAAAGAGTCTTTAGATTGGCTCTTATAAAGTGAGGTAAAAAATGGCAGATACAACATTATTTGGTAGATTACAGAGATTATTTAGTACAAATGTAATCGTAAGAAATGTCGGTGGTAAAAAATTAAAGATAGCCGATACAGACCAAGTACAAAAACAAGTCAAGAGTCATCTTGTTGATAGATATACAAAACTACACAACAATTTAGATTTAGTGGGAACAGGTTATTCAACCGTTCATCAAATTATGGCGGCAAGATTGGCATTGTTTAAAGATTATGAATCAATGGATTCCGACCCAATCATTTCATCAGCATTGGATATCTATTCAGATGAATCTACTATGAAGGGTGAGTATGGTGAAGTGGTCACTATCAAATCTGATAATGAAAACATCAAAGAAATTCTACATAATTTATTTTATGATATTATGAATGTCGAGTTCAATCTATGGCCTTGGGTTCGTAATATGGTTAAGTATGGTGATTTCTTTTTACATTTAGACATTAATGAAAAATACGGAATTACAAATGTAGTTCCATTATCACCTTATGAAATCATTAGAGCAGAGGGAGAAGACCCAGAAAATCCTTATTATACAAAATTCTACTTGGAAAGTATTGAAGGAGCACACCCTTACTTTGGACAAAAACAAAGTGGTAAAGGAAAAATAGAATTTGAAAACTTTCAAATCGCACATTTCAGATTAGCAAACGATAGTAACTTCTTACCTTATGGTAAATCTATGGTTGAGTCTACGAGAAAGATTTGGAAACAATTAACACTTATGGAAGACGCTATGTTAATTCACAGAATTATGAGAGCACCTTCTAAACGAGTATTCAAGATTGATATCGGAAACATACCACCAGCAGAAGTTGATAACTATATGCAAAGAATCATCAACAAGATGAAGAAAACACCAATCATTGATGAGGGAACGGGTGAGTATAATTTAAAATATAATATGCAAAACCTAACAGAAGACTTCTTTATGCCAGTTCGAGGTGGAGATAGTGGAACTGAGATAAGTGAGTTAGGTGGTATTGATTATGATTCAACCGAGGACATTGAATATTTAAAAAACAAATTATTAGCATCACTAAGAGTACCGAAAGCATTCTTAGGGTTTGATGAAAATGTCGGTGGTAAAGCAACTTTAGCAGCAGAAGATGTAAGATTTGCAAGAACCATAGAAAGAATACAAAGAATTGTAGTATCAGAATTAACAAAGATTGCAGTTGTTCATCTATATTCACAAGGATATACAGATGAAGACTTAGTAAACTTTGAATTAAACTTAGCAAGTCCTTCAACAATGTATGAACAAGAAAAGATAGAATTGTTCGGACAGAAAGTTGACTTAGCAAGTAGTATGATACAAGATAAAATTTTACCTACAAATTGGATATATGATAATGTTTTTAATTTTTCTGACAAAGAAAAGATTGATATTGAAAATCAAATCATTGAAGACCAAAAACAGAAGTTCAGACACTCACAAATTGAAATGGAAGGTAATGACCCACAAGCATCCGGAGAATCAGTTGGAACACCAAGTGATATGCAAACCGGCCGTGGTGGTATGTTCGGTCAACAACAAGAACCACAACAGGATGACGATTCAGTAGCAGGTTCTTTATTTGACCCATTTGATAACGGAGAAGATGATAGACCAGAAGACCAACAAGGTGGTAGACCACAGGAAATGAATAAACCATTCAAAGATAGTGGAGCAAGAGGTCGTGACCCATTAGGGAAACAAACCAAGAATAGAAGACCACTTGCATTAGCACATTACGACGCCTTGAAGAAAACTATGGGTAAAAAGTCAAAGGACATAATCAATGAGACCAACAAGGTAGATGAAATGAATAAAGAATATAATGAATATAAAGAAGAAAAAGGTAAAGAATAAATACCGATTTCTTGAAAGTTTTATATTTATTATTGATAAAATACAAAATACTTTGGAGCTCAAATGTCTTTATATGTTAAACACAACAAGATAAAGAATACAGGTATTCTTTACGAACTTTTATCTCGTCAAATAACAGTTGATGTGATAAATGACACAAAAAGCCCTAAGTCAGTAAAAATTTTTAAAGAATTCTTTAATAAAAATACTGAATTGGGTAAAGAATACGAATTATATTCGGTTTTGTTAGAAAAAAAATACAAAAACAACAAACATGCTGGTCAATTAGTCGAAGCAGTTGTTAAAAGTCGTAGAAAATTGTCTAATCGTAGATTAAATAATGAAAAATACAACTTAATTAAAACCATAAAAGAGAATTACGATATAAAAGAGTTTTTTAACACTCGTATTCCAAATTTTAAAGTTATGGCATCTATTTACAAAGTTTTCGGAACTGAAACAGGTAAAGAAGACTTTGGACCAATAGAACAAACAGATTCTGCTATCACTATAACTGAACATATCTCACAAAGTAAACTTGAAAAGTCAAAAGAATATAATTTAAGTGAATATGCGGAACAAGGAAAAGATTTAAGATTGTTGAGTTATCAATTATTAGTTGATAAGTTTAACAAAAAGTATAAATCTCTTGATGAAAGTCAAAAGAACTTGTTGAAGCAATATATCAACAATGTATCTAATACGAATTCATTAAAAGAATTTATAGACAATGAAGTAGTTAAAATTAAAAAAGCTTTAAAGAAGTTATTACCAAATGTCAATGATAAAATTACAAAGATTAAGTTATCAGAAGCTATTGGTCATACAGACACAGCTACAAAAGGTAAAGTCGTGAAAGATAAACACGTGGTTGCATTAATGAGATATTATGAACTTATTAAGGAAATAAAAAATGTCCAAACGCGTCAAAATAACTAAGTTAAAAGAACTTATCAAACATTTAGTTGTTCAAGAGCTAAAGAAAGATGATGAAATTGAAGAAGTTTCAACAACCGCATCCGCAGGGATTGACGGAACAGGAACAGGTCATTACGATACACCACACGCATTTTCAAGTGGTTCAGCAGTTGGACACAAAAGTCCAGAAGTCGGTGGATATAAAAAAGTAAACGAATCACAACCATTTGCAGACTTTACAGAATTTCCAAAACTAAATAAAGACCAACAAGAATCTCTTGATGAATTATTTGGATTTGCAGAATCATATCAGATATACAACTCATTTGAAAAAGACCCTAAAAAGTTTATCAAAACATTAGATGATATGGCAAAGATTAGAAAATCATCTAACAAAAAACCAAAAGGTGTTAATTTTAACAAAGGTAAAAAACAATTTGTTAAAGAAATCGCTAATCAAGAAATTAGTGCATTACAAAATCTTGAAAAAGGTTTAGATAAACTACGAAAAGATTATGTGAAAATTATGAGTATAGGTGATAAAACACTTAAAAACAAACAATACAATGATTATTATGATTATATTTTAAACGCTCAAAAAGGAATAGGAAGCCTTACACAAACTTTAAAAAGAAAACAAATGTTAGGTGAAGGTCGTTATCACGATTGGAGAAATGACGAATCAATGACACCAAAACAAAAAGTTGGTCGTTCAATGAGAGAAATTAGAGACGCATTAAACGAATTAGACAGAACCGTAAAGATGAATCTCAAACTTAAAACAGAATTAAAAATGAAGTCAGAAGACTATTGGAAAAATACACACAAAGCATTAACAAAAATTTCAGAAAGATTAGTTAAGATGGCGAATAAAATAGGAAATTTAAAATGAAACAAGTTATTGTAGATTATATACCATTTAGTTTAACACCAAAACAGATTAATGAATCAATGAAAGAAAACAACGGAAAGTTGGTGGTAAAGGGTGTATTACAAAGAGCAGAAGCAAAAAACCAAAACGGAAGAGTATATCCGAGAGATATATTGGTTCGTGAATCTAAAAAATATGATAAAAATTTTGTAAAACAAAAAAGAGCACTCGGTGAACTAGACCACCCAGATAGTTCAGTTGTTAATTTAGCAAATGTATCTCATAATATTACAGAAATGCATTTTGAAGGTGATAATTTATTAGGTACGGTAGAAATTTTAACCACACCAAGTGGTAATATATTGAAAGAATTATTTAAAAATGGTATCAAGTTAGGAATTAGTTCAAGAGGATTAGGTAGTGTTGAAATGGTTCAAGAGGCAAATGGTGACCAAGTATCAAAAGTAGGTGATGACTTTGAGTTAATCGCATTTGATTTTGTTTCTAATCCATCAACACACGGAGCATTTTTATATCCGATGAACGAATCAGTAGACAATACTCAAACAGGTAGAACTTGTGGAGTTTATTGTAGAGCAGAAGATATCATTAATCACATTATAAGGGGTGAATAATGGCATTAGAAGATTTAAAATCAAACTTAAATATTGGAGCAGGTAAACCAAAGTCAAGTCCAAGTGGAAGACATTTGAAATCACCAACCAACATTACAACAATAGATAATGTAGCCGGTGAGGGAATTGGTGGATTAGAAAAATCTAAAACACAAGAAGTTCCAATATACACTAACCCAGGTTTAGCAAACTCAAAAAAGAAATAAAATGAAAAAACTATCACAATTATTAGAAAGTATTAATGAAATAGATTCTTTATTAGAATTAGACTTTAAAGATAAAAAAGCATTTCAAAAATATCAATCAATTCACAAAATGAAACCTACGACTAAAGTAAATATCGCAGGTAAAGATACTACTGTGGGTGATGAAACAGATGATGATAGTCAAACACCACCAGAAGCACCTAAAAAAATGACAGGTAAGGATGTTGATAATAAAGCAGTTGCAAACGCAAAAGCACAAGATGATATTGAAAAAGATATCGCAGGTGATGACTTTGACGATAGGGATGGAGGTGCAGACTTCGACTTAAGATATAAGGACCTTGCAGGTGATGAACCTAAATCAGATGAACCAGTAAAACTTGATGATTATGCTCAAGAAGCAATCGACGGAATGGATTGGAATAAGTATTTTCAACCGAATGATGAAAATATAGCTAGAAAAGTAATCAAGAATCTGAATAATAGTACAGACGAATATAACGCTCAAATAAATCTTGTGTATAATGAATTAGACGGACAAATTCCACAAGAAGATTTAGATAAACTTGACGATGCCACTGTACCAGAAGATGAAGACTTATCAGATGTTCCACGAGAAGAATTAGAAAAAAAGGCTCAAATACTTGTTGATTTTCATAAAAAATACTCAACACAAGCAACTAAATCAGATGAACCTACTACTAAATTTCAAGGGAGAACTATTCCAAAAGCTCCAAAATATGATA